AACGGTGGAGTGCCCACTCACGTGGAACATTTTTTTGACCTAGCTTTATATGCCAGTCTGCCGTAAATAGAATCATGACATTTTGAACTCAGCTTCAAGTGCTTCATCCATATCGCCAGAAGCCTCTTCTCGAATTTCATCAAGAAGGTTTTTTTGGGCATCCGGAGTTGGGCGAGGCATAACATCATCCATTGATTTCAAATCTGAGATAGCTTCTAGCTCTGCTTCTGTAAGAGCCCGCTGCTTGCACTTAAGTACTTGCAATTGGTACTCTACATTATAGGGCAAGGGGCCAGTCTTGACTCGCTTGAACTTAACGTCCCAGCCAGACTCTGGATCAGTTGGATCGCCCAGGTCCTCTGCAGCAGTAAGAATTGCTTCAAAAAGCTTTTTCTTCAAATTAATAATTTTGACCTCTCCTTGGTCAAGACACTGCATTGCGTAGCTCCAGCCACACTTTAGATCGGGGTAGTACTCACGAACCCAATCTTTTTCTTTATTATTGAATCGCTCTTCGTTACGATCAAATGAAAGGCACTCAAAAGGAATGTTTTTTCCATTTTTACCTTCCAGCCAGTAGACGTATCGTGCAAGAACGTCACCTACGAGACGAACTTCATTGTCTCCATCACGATAAGAGTAAGAATTGATGCTAGACTTCTTTGCACCGCCTGCTGCTTTATTAAAACTTAATGCCATTGTGTTTTCTCCTTGGGGACTTCTTCGTATATAAAGGTAACTAAGGTATCTTTAATACAAAGTAGACTGTTTTCTGTAAAAAAATTAATATCGACTTCAAGAAGTTGAAGATCGAGATCTGTTTTCCCAGTTGCTAAATAGTCCGCAAGCGGACGTACTGAAGCTAATGCCAAATACTGGGCTATTTCGGCAAAGCTATGCTTATATGCATTATAAAGTAAAACATCTGGATGGGCCAAAAAAGACCCGCCTATAAACTTTATATGACTAAAATTATATATTTTATCATACTTATTTACAGGTACCTGATTAGTTGTCATCATTTTAAATATGCGAAAAATAGTAGAGGGGTTGCCCTCTGCTACTTCAAATATTTTTTGCCAGTCATATAAGAACATACTATTATATACCAAATCGGAACTCATGTCAAGAACTATTTTTCTATGTTATAGTTGATTTATTTTATACCCTTGTTTCATATAATATCCCATACGGTTTGAAGCTTGTCGTGTAGCTGTTTTACCTTTGAGATGTATATCTACTACTATTGGGCTGAGTTTTCCTTCTTGTTCTCTGATGACTCTTCCGATAAGCTGGGTGAGGAGAGGCTCGTTGTTGATAGGGGTACCGAGTATAAGGCAGCTAAGTGCATTGACTGATATACCCTCACTAAAAATTGCTTGAGTGCCAAAAAGTATTTCTTTATTTCCATAATTTATCTCATCAATAAGGCTCTCTCGTTCTTCGTGAGGAACCTCTCCTGTCACGCAAATTGCTTTTTCGCCAACTAATTGTGCACAAGTCTTTAAAAAGTGTACACGATCAGACACTACAAGTACTTTATGCCCTCGTGCAGCATAGTAGGATGCAAGCAGAGAGACGCTATGTACATACTCTTCATTATTTGCTAGATTATTTACTCGATTTGCCCACGGAATATTTGCACCATCCATGAAGCGTACTTCAGAACGATAAATATCAATACTGGGCGTCATAAAGTTTTCTTTTGGAGGCTGGAATAATTTGTTTCCAAAATAATCACGAAATACTACGTGCTTTCCATCCTTTCGCTCTATTGTGCCGCTGAGTCCAATTTTGTACTTTGCGTGGCTGGTGTCGATGATTTTCGAAAAAGTTGGCGAAGATACGTGGTGCATTTCGTCCAAGATAATTGTTCCAAACATTTTTCGAATTCGATCGATGTTTCTGTATAAGGTTTGGGTATTACCAACCACAATACAAGAATCGGTGTTAAAAGAACCAGAACCAATAATTCCTGGGGTGATTCCATAAACTTTTTCAACCTCCTTTGCCCATTGATTTCTCAAGGGTACAGTGTGTGTAATTACTAATGTTTTTTGTCCTAACTTTCCTGCAATTGCAAGACCTGTAAATGTCTTGCCCCAACTTACCCACGCATTGATGATACTGCTACTATCGAGCTCATCGTAGACGGATTGTTGGCTTTCTCGGAGTACAAACTTAAACTCAGGAAAATCAACAGGCACCACAACCCTCTTGTCAACAATTTCATATTCATTTGGTATTAAGTCCTCTCGTCCGATTGGTATAGATACCAGATTTTCGCGCACCCGCTGCAGATTTTTAATAATCTGCGGAGGATCATTGGGGTTTTGCGGAGGTATCTTATATGTAAGCTCTTTTGATAATTTTTCTCGCAGCTCAAGATTTGCATCCATAAATATACGATTACTTAGTACTGCTTTCATACTTTTCTTCTTGTATCTTTTTGTTTTGTTTCTGAGTAATCATACAGTACCCAAGGAATATTTTTCCACAATATAACTCCGGCATGGGTCAGGCCCATATCAGGAGGTCTAGGAATTACAAAAGAGTTTTTTATTCCTTCTAGCTTTAGAAGGGAACAGGTATCTTTTTGTATAATATCTTTAATTCTGTAGTATTTTAATTTACAAAATTGCGTTTTCTCATAGATGAATGGTATACCATTACTATCTATAAAACATTTATGATTTGTTTTTATAATACCTCTAAAAGTATCTATTTGACTTCTTAACGGTAATAAATTTTTATGTGGAGTTTGTAGACGACGAACCCCCAAAGTATCCCCTTTCTGGTTTAAGTCGTCTACTATTATTCCGTCAAGAAATAATAATCCGTCTAGTCTATTCCAATTTGAGCTAGGAAGTTCATATACCGGAAACTTAATTTTATTAATTCCTTTATATTGTATTACCATATAATTTTGTAAATTTACCCATTGAATAGTCCTCTCCAATCTCAAAATCGCAACCAATTGGAGCCCCGGGGATGTAAATTCCTCTATCTTTTTGAACAAGTTTTTGTAGCGTGTCGCAGTAGAGATCTACTTCATGCTCTGGTACTTCTGCCAAAATAGAGTCGTGAACTAGTGCAAATATACGAGACTCCATTTGAGAAGATTTGATAAAGTCTCCCATATCAATTGCACCTAGGAGGTTAATATCAGAAGCAGCAGACTGTACCAAAAAATTAAGGCCAGAGCGAATGCTATGAGATTTGATGCCTTTATCGGAACTTTCAACATTAGGGAGTCTCCTTTTTCGTCCGAAGTAGCTATACACAAATCCATTCTGCTCAATAAATTTTTGTCTATCTTCGATCCAACTTTTTAAATTAGAAAAAGCGTCAAAGTAGTCATTAATGACTTCTTGTGCCTCATTTCGTGAAAAATATTTTCCACTATCTTTTGTAACTTGTTCACTGATCTTTGCAGGCCCTGCACCATACATAATACCAAAAGTTACGGCTTTAGCTGCTTGTCGTCGATCAGCGTATAGCTCTGCTACTTCTTCGACTTCGCAAGGTAGCCGAAATACTTTATGTGCAATTGTACTATGAAAGTTTCCACCAGAACGAAAGACATCCATCAATGCTTCATCTTTTGCAAGAACTGCGGCAACATATACTTCCGCAGTAGTTAAGTCCATTGCAACTATCTTTGACCCCGCTGCGGCTTTAATGCACCCTTTTACAGTAGGGTTATCCCTAGGAAGCTGCTGCATATTAAGTTTACCACTAGAGCTAAGCCTCCCAGAAGTAGTACTGTGCAAGTTAAAGCCAGTACGAAGTCTAGAATCTCTATCCAACTGAGGTATGATCTTATCAAGATAAGTATTCTTGATTTTAGATTTTTGTCGTATATCCAAGATGAGTTGCGGTACGTCGCTCTGAGTTGATAGTTCCTTGAGCACTTCCGCATCAGTAGATTCTGCGCCCGTGCCAGTCTTTTTTCCAGTAGGTTGTAAACCCAAGTGGTCAAATAAAAGACTACGAAGCTGAACAGTACTATTTGGATTAAAAGATTTTCCATTTAATTCTTCAAACCTCCTTATCTTGTCATTTTCATAGAGCTTTGAAATAGCATTGTCAATGTCTGTCTGCATTGCGTCTTGTGCAACATACAATCTTTTTTTATCAAAAGGCACTCCATTGTCTTGAATATCAGTAAGAAATCTAGTGCCTGGGATTAAGATATTTTCATATACATACTTTAATTTTGTATTCTGTTTAATTTTCATAAACTTTTCGTACAATAAAAAGGTGCATACGGCATCCATTGCTGCATAGGTTTTCATTATATCAAAGGGTATAGAAGACCATTGAAAGTCTCCCTTCAAAACTCCGTGCTCTTTTCGATACTGCTCTATCCAGTCATACATAGGCTTTTCATAATCGCCATAGGGAGTATACTTTAAAGAAAGCTGTTTAAGCCCGTGTCCTCCAGGATTTTCATCTATGAGATAGTGCAAGAGCATGGTATCTTCAAACTGAGGAAACTTAAAATTAAAGTGATACTCAAAAAATGCCATATCAAATTTTGCGTTATGAAATACTACAGTTTTCTTATCGAAAAGCTCCTGAAGAAGTCGCTCAGTAGTATCATCAAAGCAGTCGGTATCAATATAAGCCCCGCACCTGCCATTATAGCTAAGACTAAGCCCCAGCATATAGCCGTCTCTAGGGTAAAGACCAGTTGTTTCAGAATCGAGTGCAATATATCCACACTCCTCTTTGATGGCAGCCCGAATGAATTCATTTGCTTTCTCCGTATCTTGAATACCAAAAGCTATTTCTTCATTTATAACAACATCTTCAATATCACCTGAAATATACTTTTTGATATTTTCTTTAGAATCTTCCCAAGTTCGTTTTGCTTCTGGTTTAAAAGCAAGCATTGCTGGGTTAATAACAGGCAAAAATTTACCCTCTACCTTTTTGCCCGAGTATTCTGTTACTGAATTAATTTTTGTAAAATACTTTAGTGCGTCTGATCCTACGAGTACAACCCAATCGTACTCATCAGGGTTCATATTAATATCACAGTCTCGCTTTAAAACTTTTTTAATGTTGGGATCAGAGCACAACTGAAACTGATCGAACTCAAAAGCTCCATCGAACTCTCGAGAAAAATTTGTTTTACTTGGTTTGGTTTCTACTAATGCAACCTTAGGCATATAATTTACTCCGTAGTTTATCAACTTGAGGTTGAGCTAATGCTCCAGCATCCATATACTTATCTCCAATACTTATGGTTCTAGAGGTGAGACCAACTTTCTCGCATAGCTCTTTTACTGTTTGGGCACCCTTCTGCCCTGCTTCATCATTGTCCAAGAAGATATCAATATTTGTTACTCCTTGAATTGATAATATTTCTAATTTTTGTTCATTGAAATTTTTTACGCCAAAGCAACAAACTGCGTTTGCTAAGCCTTTATCATGTAAATTTAGTACATCAAATATTCCTTCGACCAAAATAACACTGCCTTGGATTGGCTCAACTATAGGAAATAAAGGCATTTTTGCCCCAACAGGAGCATTATAATATTTAGGCATTTGATTTGTTTGTGTACGTGCTTGAATCGCTACTGTTTTTCCCGTTCTATCTTTTATTGGAAAACATATTCTACCACTAAAATCTTTTGAAGCACTAAGAAATGCTCCGAATTTTTTGTAAGTTTCTGGTCGTATACCCCTCCAACTACCTATGTAAGGCATTGCATCTTTAGGAATATCTATACCTGTAGACTCCTCTCTTACCTGTTGAATTTTCTTTTTCAACAGTTGCCTACGTATTTCCATTTTATTTGCTTTTTGCCCAAAATGTGTAAATAAATTACCTTTATATTCACAAGAAAAACAATTAAATATACCAGTTACTTGATCTATTCTCATGCTGGGATTTTTATCTGGATGCTCAGGGTTCAGGCAGCTAACCTCGAAGTCTTTGCCCCGGGGTATGTAAAATATATTTTTTGAATTAAGTAATTCTTCTACAGTCATTTAACAATCCGGATCATAACTTTGCCACTCATCATACTCACTAGGCTCGTACTCTTGGTCATCATATCCTTCTGCAAAAGTATGCACTAAATCTTCTTCGATGGCATACTTACAGCCATGGTAGTAGTCTTTGTGCTCGTCATCGAGTAAATGAAAATAAGAAGAAATATGATTTAACATTGTTTCTGCTAACTCTACATTTTGTTCTGCCATAGCTACTTCGAGTATATCAAAGTACGGGCCGACTTTAACTTCTACTCGGGGCGCTAAACTCATCTTCTCATCCTTGCAATATCTTTCATTTCTTCTTCGTTAATGATTGGGACAGCGTTTGACTTGTGCATGGTTCCGATACCTTTAACAAGTGTTCCGGTGTAACGTGGCGATTCCATTCGAGCGGCAACTCCAACTGTATCGGAGCCGCTTGGGTACTCGGGGGTGGGGCGTCGGTAAGGCTCTGTAGAGTCAACGGAAACACTCCGCATAACTCTCTTAACTCGTCTTTGAACTTTCTTCTTAGCTCTGCCAGATGTGGTGTGTTTAATTGAACCATATATTATTCCCATAAATAAAAAACTCCCGTGATTAAGCATATATTATACACGAAATCGACGGGAGTGTCAAGCATTATTTTTATCAGAGGTCGTGAATTTCTTCATCTGATTTGTGCGAAGACTCGTCACGTTCTTTGGGAGTCAGTGCAGTTTCTGGACCAATTTTCAAAGT